ATGTGTGGACGTTTTTCACAGTCAATGACGCGTGAAGATTATCTTGCCCTGCTTGCTGATGAATCAGAATGCGACATTCCATACGATCCAGAACCCATCGGAAGATTCAACGTAGCGCCTGGAACAAAAGTTCTGCTTCTGAGCGAACGTGATGAGCAGTTGCATCTTGATCCAGTTATCTGGGGATACGCCCCCGGTTGGTGGGATAAGCCACCGCTAATTAATGCTCGATCTGAAACTGCGGCCACCAGCAGAATGTTTAAACCACTCTGGCAGCACGGTCGCGCAATTTGCTTTGCTGATGGCTGGTACGAATGGAAAAAGGAAGGTGACACGAAGCAGCCTTACTTCATTCATCGCGCCGATGGTCAGCCGATATTTATGGCGGCGATTGGCAGCACGCCATTTGAACGTGAAGATGAAGCAGAAGGTTTCCTGATAGTGACAGCCGCTGCCGACAAAGGACTGGTAGATATTCACGACAGGCGACCGCTGGTACTGTCGCCAGAGGCCGCACGCGAATGGATGAGGCAGGACATTGGAGGGAAAGAGGCGACGGAAATTGCAGCCGACGGCTCCGTGCCGGCTGATAAATTTATATGGCATGCCGTAACGCGTGCCGTAGGGAATGTGAAAAATCAGGGAGCAGATTTAATTAAGCCTGTTACTTAACCTGAAGCAAGTCCTCATAGCGAGTCGTATATCGTGGTGACAGCATCTCTCTCTTCATCGCCCATTGTTGCTGGATCCCCTGTCCGGCGAAATAAAGCGCCCCCCTTCCTTCCTTTGCGTTCAGATGATCCAGAACTTCCATCAACTTCTCACTACCCCGACGAGGCGCATTATCATCGAACAGATTCAACTGGGCGATGCCCTGACTGAAGAAATCCCCCAGCATTACCCCGGCTTTCTGATATCGATGCCCGTCTTTCCATATTGCATCCAGACTCCTCGTCGCTGCTGCAATGATATCCCGGCTGTCCTGTGTCGGAGTGATCAGCTTAACCGACGCACTGTTACCGTAGTACGCTTCGTTCAACGCAAAGGGTGACGTTTTGACAAAAGTAGATATGAAGCGGCAATACTGACGCTCTCCACGTAACTTTTCTGCGGCGCGCGACGCATAGCTGCAGATGGCCTGCCGCATAGCGTCATAATCCGAAATACGTTCCCCGAATGATCTGGAACAGACAATTTCCTGCTTTACAGGTGCATATTCCTCCAGTTCAAGACACGGTTCGCCACGCAGTTCGCGCACCGTTCTCTCGAGGACAACATTGAAGTGCTTCCGGATAAAACGAATATCAGTATCAGCCAGATCCAGAACCGTCTTAATCCCCATTGCCTCCAGCTTTTTGCTAATACGGCGCCCTACTCCCCATACTTCATCAACCGGAAGTGCAGCCATCAGTTTGCGCTGGCGATCCAGGTTAGATAAATCCACCACCCCCCCCGTTTGTCTCTGCCATTTTTTGGCAGCATGATTCGCCAGTTTCGCCAGAGTCTTTGTCTGGGCAATACCAACGCCAACCGCCAGCCCCGTATTTTGATAAACAGCATCTTTTAATTCCCGCCCAAAATCCGCCAGAACACGACAATTCCTTACACCAGCAAGATCACAGAATGCCTCGTCTATCGAATAAATTTCGCAGCGTGGCGACAACGCCTCGAGCGTGAACATTACCCTGCTGGACATATCCGCATACAGTTCATAATTGCTGCTGAAACAAACCACGCCATATCGACGGAATAAGTCCTTCTGCTTAAAATACGGATCCCCCATTTTCACACCAACCGTTTTGGCTTCAGCGTTACGGGCAATAACACAGCCATCGTTGTTTGAGAGAACCACAACCGGCCTTCCTTTCAGATCTGGCCGGAACGCAGTCTCACAACTGGCATAAAACGAGTTAACATCAACCAGAGCAAACATGTTCAGCTTGCCGCTTTAACGATAAACGTCACAACGCCAAAGATATCCAACGTGTCTTCGCTGTTTATCATAATGGCCGCATACGCACTGTTTTCAGGAACAAGCATGACGCTCGGGTGCAACTGCAGACGTTTAACAGTGAACTCCCCATCTACAGCAGCGATAACGATATCTCCATGCGCAGCCTTTCTTGATCGATCGACCACCAACAAATCACCATTACTTATCCCCGCCCCATTCATGGAATCGCCCGACGATTTCACAAAATATGTTGCGCTGGGGTGTTTCACTAACAGTTCATTTAAATCAATACGCTTTTCAACGTAGTCCTGCGCCGGAGATGGGAAGCCACAGGGAACAAGATCGCTGAACAAGGGGAGCCCAACTATCTGGCGCAGCTCTGCTGGTGAATAAAACATCATAATAAACTCACTCACATTGATACTGTTTATATATACAGTATATACTGACGTTATACACAGTAAAGAGGAGTTAAAGCATGTTCGTGGAACTCGTTTATGACAAAAGGAATTTTGATGGTCTGCCCGATGCAAAAGATATCATTCTGGGTGAATTGACTAAGAGGGTTCACCGGATCTTCCCCGATGCTGATGTCCGGGTTAAACCGATGATGACACTGCCAGCAATCAACACTGACGCCAGCAAGCACGAGAAGGAACAGATAAGCCGTACTGTGCAGGAAATGTTTGAAGAGGCTGATATGTGGCTGGTTTCAGATTAAACACACTGATTCGTTATACTGGACAAGTAGAACCTGCAACAAACAGGCAGTAGTTCAGTGTTGCGACTGCCTGTTTGTCGTCGCAGTTTTTGCATACGACGACACGGCGACAACTTTGATTCAGGTAAAAATACTTTTTCGACGCAAGTATCTGACACCCAACAACATTGGTCCCGCAAGTGCAAAAGAGATTACCATAGTAATCAGTTCAGGAAGCCAAAATGCTGAAAGAAACACCAGCATTATAATTTCCCAGTTGTGCAATTTATTCGGTTCGTCATACGTTCTCAAAATATATAATGTCGCAAACAAACATAAAGCGAATAAAAAATAACCAATGACAATCAAAAACATACATAATCCTTTATTTAGAAATCAATATAGTTACTAACATTTCAGGGCTAATTTATATGGGAATATACAGGATCGTCCTATTGCCACGCAACGCATTTAGTGATAGGTGAGGTGTTTCTGCATTAAGTTATGAGTTTACATATGCTAACTACCATTGGAATTACTACATCGCCTGAACAACAGGAAGAGCAAGCCTCCCATCTCCTGTTTTAATATAAGCGCGCAGTTGCTTTCGGTAATCCGTCCACGAAATTAGCGCTGCGCTCACTTCAGCTTCGGTTGTCCCTGCATAGTCAGCATCGGCGATCTGCTCGTTCAGTGCGGTGATTTTTGACGTTGCCACATTGTATGCAGCCTGCGCCTGCGCCAGATTTTTAGCAGCAATATTTTCAGGTGTTAATGGTGGTGAAGGTGGTGGAGTAAATACGCCATTTGCATATGACCAGCCGATGCCTGGTGTTGGCGCGGAGGTTCCAGTTCCTGATTGTAAGATCTGGATCGCCAGCTGGTCACCTCCCCAGCCCATCGAGGCTTTCCCGTCCCAGACGATGACATTTATAACCATTCCGTTTTCAATTACTGCGTATATTTTGCTCATCGCATCACCACTCAATTATTACAATACCAGAGGAACCTTTACCGCCGACGCCACCATTCGAGCCGCCGCCACTTCCACCATATCCACCTCCGGCACCGCCGCCACCAGAGCCATACCCATAGGCATCTTTCCCGTCAACACCAGCTGAACCAGCTCTTGAACCACCTGCACCGCCACCAAAAAACGAGTTGCCACCATTCCCTCCGCAGCCATTCCCAAGGATTGTATTAGCGCCATCCTGACCATCCTGTCCTGCTGGGTGTCCAGTACCTCCCGCACCGCCGCCGGGTAGTACAGATCCCATAAAAGAATCACCACCATGACCACCACCACCGCCATTTAAAGTCAGCAGTGAACCAATAACAGTGCCGCCGCCAGCTGTGCCATTACCTCCATTTATTGATGGTGTACCAGCAATACCGCCAGTCCCCCCAGCACCAATTGTGACGTTAATCGTGGAGCCAGGCGTAACAGCAAATTTTCTTTTGACGACAAATTCGCCTGCTCCGCCACCCTGCCCACCAGCTCCAGTACCAGTAAGGTTCGTAGAACCACCGCTACCGCCGCCACCGCCGCCACCCGCGCTCGCTGTTACATAAATCTCAGTTACCCAGTTCGGAATAGTAATTGCCTGGGATGACGTAACGACAGCAAATCTCGATTTGCTCAAACCAAGGTTTGCGAGACCGTTTTTTGACGTTAATACAGGAGTCCATTTTGCTGATGGCGGCGGGCTACCAACATTGGCATCTTGTAAGGATTGATAAGATTCACCGTTATGTGTGCAGATCGAACCGAGATGATATTCCTGCTCTGCATGCCACTCCGCAATCCCCATTTGGTGCTGATACGCAATGAACTGACTCATTGCATACATTGCCGCATTGAAGTCCTCAAGCGAGGGGTGTTCGGAAGCGCCAACAATGCCCCATCCGCGAAGGAAAGATGCCGTGATCTGCGAGGTCAGGTCATCTGCCTGATTTGTTCCACCAAACACGGTTCTTTCCATTCCCTGTGCATCAGAGGCAAAAGCCCGAACATTTCCCTGATATCGTGCAATCTTAGACATGGATTTTCCTCGAAAAAAAACCGCCCTGGTAGGCGGTATTAAACTTGCTGGCGAATCCTCTGGCCGAAGGGTTTCGCGAGAAACCGAATGTCAGACCAGGAGTCACCTGATAAAAATAATCGTATCGAACGCCCGCAGGTTTCGGCAGCAGGCCAAGCTTCACAATCAGGCGTAACTCTTCAACTGATACCAGCGGCGAAACGTTCAGCGCAAGCGTCATGTCTTTTCTGTCGGTCACGTAAGCTTCGCCGTTGAATGCCGTCTGTATAACATCCTGCAGGCTGACCCGATCGTCTGACGCAATCGTTGCACCTGCGGCGTTTCGCGCAATTTTGACCCGGAGGAACCTGCGATACTCATTGTCAGCCAGTTGATAGTCACCATATGCCGGCGAAAACTTGCTGTAGAAAGGTGCGCCGACATACGCCGCATTAGATTTACTGTCGAAGCCTGCGGTATTCAGATGTCCGTCAAACCCGAAAAATACACGGGCAATAACTGCAGGCACGCTGCGGGGAAGCCCAACTATCCGGCCAATCACATCGAGCCTGTATCCGGTAACCCGGTCGAGATCAAAGTTATCTGGGTTACGAATAAAATCGGCGATGATTTGCCAGTGCCTGAGCATGGCCTGTATCTCTGACCTTGCTTTTTTCTTTTCCCAATATTGCTTGATGAGCATTAGCGTGTAGCGGTTAATGATGTCGTCATTCACTGGACCACCTCGTTAACGTCTATATTTTCCACACTCAACGTGAACTTTCCCTGAAAGCCTGGCGATAACTCTGCATCGGTGTAATCTGCCCCATTACTGCTAATTTGCAGATTGGTCAGCACAAAATTTACTCGCCCTACCCCATACCCATTTTCATAAAATTCATTGGCATCCACAGACTCACCAATATGCATGGTGCGTGATGCAAGAGATTTTTTGAGAGTATCGATATCTATCGGTTCGCTTTGAATCTTCCGGCGGGCATTAAGTCTGATATGAAGCGGCTTATAGATGGGCCGATCAAACTGAAGTTCATGGGCTATCAGAAATGAAGTGCCGTCAGGCCGAATCAGGGTCTCGGTAAAACGTCCGGTTATGCTGCCTTTCGTTCCCGTTCCACCGCCTTTCTGTTTAACCATCACCTCCACAATTTCTGAAATCGCTCCCCCCTCAACGACCAGCCATATTGAATTGGCCGGGATCCCCGTCGTCGGATTATCAATTTTTGTGTCGTTCTCTCCGATATTCAGATCAATTACACCTGTCAGTTGAGCAACTTTAGCGAAAACCGCCCCAGTGCTACCTGTTGCCGGGTTCTCAAGCGACCGGTTCCGGCGTTGCCTGAATTCTTCAGGCGTTTCCTCATCCCGACCGACCACAACCGCGGAATCAGAGATAATGCTCACAATCCCTGGTTCTGGTGTGAGTTGAGTGAAGGTGTCGTTCACAAGCCCAGTAACTTTCCCAAAGTTTTGAGCAAAAAAGGTGGCTGTTGTGACGCCCGCCGGAACGGTCACGTCCTGTCGGATAGCCCAGACCTGATTTGCCTGGTCCCGTATCTTGTACCCGCTATAGAGAAGCACCGGCCTGTCTGTTGTGACTTTAAGGTCACGCTGAGACCGGGAGCCGGGGCGAAGGAAAAGCCCGTGAAGTTTGGCGATAATCTGCTGCATATCACCAGTATTAAAATCGGGGTCCATTTGGGAATAAAGCCATTGCAGTGCGGCTTCAATATCTGCCCGAGCCTGAGCTTCGATTGCCACGCGTTGACCGTCGGGAGATTCCTGGTCTAAATCGATATCCTGACCATAAATGCCCTTATATCCGTCGCTCAGTTCCTGAAATAACTCCCGGAGAGTGTTTGTCTCAAGGCCGTTGTCGCTAAACTGTAGTGCCATTCTTCAACGCTCCGTTAACCGGGAAGGTGATCGTCTGCAGGTCATAGACGGTCTCAATACTGAGTTCGATTTTTTGTGACCGGGTGGCCTTATTGACCTCCATCGCCAGGGCGGTAATGCGCATAACCCCATCCGTCGCCAGCGTCACACGCTCTATCTCCCGCAAAATCTCCTGCTCGGTGTTTTTCTCTGATAACAGGTAAAGCCAGTCGATGTTGTCATCCATGTTGAGAGGATTATCGTTTTTGAACGAGCGGATCCGGCATTTGGCTTTCTGCGCGATAGCAGCGCCGCCGGTTATATAGTTTGCCTTCCCGCGCCCAAATCCCCAGTCGTCATTCTTATCAAGTGCTGAAACAATCATGAGATCTCCGTGACAATACCGTTGGTAACTGTGATTGTTTTCCCGTCATCGCTTCGAAATGAACCAGACACCCCAGACTTACCGCCTGTCTTTACCTGTGAATATTGGAGTACATTTAGAACATCGCATTCTTCCAGAGTCGTCTTACCCTCTTTCTGGGTAATATTCCCTGTGAGGTTTAAATCACCCTCATGGTCAGTATCCCCTTTCATCATCCTGTTCTTCTTAGGGATAGTGATCGCGGTAGCCTGTGGGTTAACCCCACATAGAGCGAAGCCATCTGAATAATCGTGCATACGCATTTCAAGCGGTGAAACAAAGTCGCTACCCGCATACCAGGCGTCATAACAACGCTCAGAGATAAGGACGAGGCAATAGTCACCAGCCGCAATTGGTTCGGCGATATAACTATCTCCGCCTTGCAAAATTACCGGGGGGACTTCAATGAACTCTGGGAGTTGCTTGCTGCTTCCTTTCACAACCCGATTGATAACGGGGACACAACTGATTGTTTTGTCATTTACAGACGTTATTTTTGCGACAACAATGGTGTGAACATCGGCCAGAGCGAATTCAACACCCAGGCTGATAGTGTCGTGAAGTTCTTCAACCATATTTTTTCTCTGGGATGAATTATGAAAAAATTAGTTTTTATTTTGGGATTAGTCACTGCAACGGCATCACATGCAGGACCTTTTGCAGACGTTGCTAAAGCGAAGTTTGAGAGCGAGATGATGCAGGCGATACAACTCACTGATATGAGTGATACGGAAAAATCAAAAGCAATATCACGACTTCCTGCCGCTCAAAAAACACTTCGTGAAGTTGTTCGTGACGGTTTGAACGATAAAAAATCTTGCCTCAAAATAAAAAAAGACTTCGTTAATGAACAAAAGAAAATTATGAGCACCGAAAAAATAGATGATAGAGACTTTGCGGCTACATCTTTAACGGCTATGGGCGATTATATCGCTACAGTTTGTCTCGATATGAAATAGTCACTTGATTACCGCGTAATTTCCTGCTGGCTGACAGACGACCTTCTGATACCAAGCCGCCCCGTTATTCTGCCCACTGGTTTCAACTTGGTATATCTTATAAACCCCGTTTAGCGCGGGGTTCGTGACACTCTCTATTGCACAAAGGCCGCCAATTACCAGCATAGGATTCAGTTTCGTATCGAATACTATCTGCCCTTTCGATTGAGGGGCTAGCGTGCTTGAGTCGACCTTTTCTTTATTACTCCCCCCCGGATCAGTCTCCGGGTCGTTAGTAGGCTTTTGCCCCTTCTGTCCGCCGTCATCCTGCGCGCTAATCTTCGTGGCTTGCGGGGTGTTTAGCAGACCACTACGAGCGTTAACCACTGGGATATTTCCCGAAGTTACTTCATTCGCTTTCAGGATATGCACCCGTTCATCTTTGATGAAAAAGCTCTCATCTGGTGACAACATATCAGTAAGAATTTTACTGGAGCTTCCCACTAGAACCTTCGGCCTGATAAGAGCCTGTTGCTTCGTCACAGAGCCTTTCTTCGTGTTCGGCATGTCCTGCAAGACAGAATCGACGACCTGATCTTTCCCGCGTACCGTGCGCGATGTGAAGGCGTTGATATAGTCGTGGCCACCGTCTTCACATTCCAGGCTGACGATGTGGATCGCACCCTCACGCTTTACCGCCCCACTTTTAACTGAACCCTGAAACACCTGACGCAGCTTGCCGTCGTAACCAACCTCCAGCCTTACCGGGATGTACTTCTCTTCATCTTCAGACTTGAGCAATTGCAGACGCGAGGAGGGCTTTAAACCGTTGATGGACACACTCAACTTACCCAGAGACTTTTTACTTACCGATTCAAGCGCTTTAAATGAAATAGTTATCGGTGGCTGAATAATCACAGCCTGGTTACCGATCCCAACCGTCAGACGATAGTCACGATAAAAAGTTTCCATTACGGTACATCTCCCCCGCGAATTTCAATTATTTCTTCCGGTGTTACCATGTAAAGCTCACATCGTCCGCTGGCGAAATCATCTGCGCGGTACGGGTCTATACCGGTGTTATCTGTAGCAAGCACCGCAATATCAAACGGCCAGTTTTTATGTCGAAAATGCAACGTTCCCAGCGACAACTTTACGCCATCAATATAATCGCCATTGTATTCCACGCGCATCTTCCACATTTCAACCGTTGGCAGGTGGCGAAGGATAACGACAGCCTCACCACGGTCAAAGATCAGAACGTGGCGCTGAATAGACTCGTCGGTAATATTGGAGATCTGATTCATATTATCTCCCAAGTATTGCGGTAAAGACTGATTTAGATTTTCCACTACCACTTTTTGAATTATCTGCCGGAGTCTGCGCCCCCTTATTTGCAACCCCCGCCGTTTTTGATTTAGCGACTGCCGACGGCGATTTGAAGTGCTGCTCTATCGGTGCAGTAGTCAGTTGCGTGAAGGTAATTTTTGTAAAACTGGCCTCAAACTTAGTTTCCATCGTCTGATTGTCAGTGCTGATGAGCAGGCCGCTTAATGCCATATTTTCATGGGTGCGATAATCTACCTCCACGGAAATAAGCTGCTTGCCGTAGTACACACCCTCAATAAAATCGAGGAATTGCTCTCTGATACCTTTTGCGCCACCAGTAGACGGGTTGCCCACCAGACCAAACAGGTCGGCACCTTTATCAGCCAGGCGTTTTGCCTTTAAGATGGCCTGCTCTGCGCGGTCGGCAATCTCATTCATTTTTTGCAACTGCTGCTGCGTCTTTGTGGGGATGTACTCCAGCACCTCGCCATACTTCGAATAATCTGGCATCAAGCTAAAAGAAGAGTTTGGTTTCGCATCGACATAGATATCGGCAACAACACCGCTGATTTTTATCGTCAGAGGGCCGTTGATAATATCGTCAGACGCGTTACTACCGTCCTCCAGCACGTCTACCGGAACCTGAGATGGGTATTCAGTAGCGTCGCTCACTCGGGCAAACATTGAGAACCCGCCGATCCCTACCTTTTTAACAGTATCTTTGCCAGAAGATTGCGCCTGCATGAGGCCGTCTATAATCCCCATTACCGACCTCCTCTGCCACTCAACCGGTTGGCATCCTTCATGTTTTGTTGCAGGCTATCTGCCGCAGTATTCCCGGCGACAACCGGATCGGATGTGTTGATGTGAATCGTGTTCTGCTGGCTGACGCTTGAATTGCTTGTCACGCCACCACCAGCGATCCCCACCGCAGCATTCATGCCATAGGGGATACCATCTGGACTCATGCCGCCGTTACCGCCACCGGTTACTCCCTGCTGCTGTTCATCCTCACCGAACCCGAAGAATGACTTTGTCGCACTCCAGGCATTTGAAGCAGCGTTGCTGATAATATTGCTGATGTATTCCCCCAGCCCAGCAAAGATGTTTTTCGCCCAGTCAATAAAAGCCGTGAACGGTTTTTTCATCAGTTCAACGCCGTTATCGAAGATTTTAACCACATCCCCCCATGCACCTTCAAAATCGCCCGTGACTAACTTCCATAGTGCTGAGAACATCAGCTTCGTGTTTTCGATGGCAGTAGTGAATACATCAACGACAAACTCACCGGCATCGCCAAACACGTATTTAATCGCATCACCAACGACACCAAATGCACCAGTGATAAACGCTATAAGAGAATCAAAGACATTCTGCGCATCCTTCATCGCATCCTGAAAATCACCCGTAAACGCACCTGTGATGAGATGCCACACCATCCTGAACATGGAGGCAATCGCATCAGCAAGCGGTTTAAACACGCCAATGGCGTAGTTTATGAAGGCCATGAGCGACGCTTTCGCCTCTTTCAGTGCGGGAACAATATCTATTCCCCAGTTAGCGCCACCTACGATGCTTATTGCTTTATCAAGTGCTTTCATATTTAGCTCCAAGTAACAAACAAACCAAATTAAACATTATGTTTATACGTAAGTCAACATTATGAATGTTGAGGAGATAAACTTTTAGTTTAGAATCTTGATATATGAGAAAAAACACACACCAAACAGATAACCCGCAGGTACGGCGGTTAAATGAGATCATCGAGAAGAAGCGCATATCCAAAGCGGATATAGCGAGAATATGTGGTGTGAGCGCACAATCAGTTAACAACTGGTTTGTCAGAGGAGCGGTAGGAAAAAGCTCAGCAATAAAACTTGCCGATGCGTTAGGCGTAAGTCTTGAGTGGGTTCTAGGTCAGGACGTGGATGCTAAGGATGGTTTGAGACACGACGAACGGAGACTGTTGGAACTTTATAATCAATTACCAAACGAAGAAGAACAACAGAACATGTTGCGGATCGTATCTCTACGATTGAAAGAGCTCGATGAACTGTACGCCAAGTACATGGGTAGACGGATTAAGGGGGATGGTGAATGACCCCTGAACACCTAAATGATTTACAGGTATTAATGTAATGTGAGATTTTTGATTATAAGTGAGGGCACATGGATAGCTTAAGGTATGAAACTTTCTCTCAATTTGATCATAACGACCCCTTTTTTGATTCATTGAAGAGCGATTACAAGGAGTTCCCCGATTGGCTCAAGAAAAAAGCAGATGCTAATGAATCTGCCTACATTCTCTACGATGAAAATCACAAAATAGAAGGGTTTATGTACCTTAAGGAAAATGATGACGCCGACGACATAAACCCCAAATTGCCTCAAGGTCGTCATTTAAAGATAGGTACATTTAAATTCGAGTCAAAAGGAACACTTAGAGGACAACGTTTCTTAAAAAAAGCCTTTGACCATGCCTTTTCATCTGGTTCAGATGACATATACGTCACGGTATTTGATAAACACGCTCACCTAATAAAACTCTTCCAGACCTATGGTTTTTATGTTCATGGTGAAAAAGAAACTCACAATGGAAAAGAGTATGTATATGCCCGCTCATTGCATGATGTTTATGGCGATATCTTGTTGGATTACCCTAGAATCTTAACAGAGAAAGTAAATAAATATCTTCTTGCTATATATCCTGATTATCATACAAGACTATTTCCTGATTCCAAACTTATTAACGAATCACCAGATATTGTTAAAGACATATCTCACGCAAATAGTATACATAAAATTTACATTTGTGGGATGCCAACAGTTACCCGTATGAAACGGGGAGATATTATTGTTATCTATCGTACAGGAGATGGGCAAGGACCGGCACACTACCGTGCTGTCGCATCCACTGTGTGTGTAGTTGAATCAGTAAAAACTATCGACGATTTTCGAAACGAAGATAGCTTTGTCGAATACTGCCTGCGTTTTAGCGTCTTCTCTGAAGAGGAACTCAGAGGTTTTTACAAAGATAAGCGCTACCCTTACGTTATTCGCTTTTCCTATAACATATCTTTACCAAAACGCCCAAATCGTGCTAGTCTGATTGATCAAGTCGGTTTAAATGGTGCTCGTGGATTTAGATGGAGTCATTTTCAACTTACTGATGAGCAGTTTTTTAAGATCATAGAGTTAGGTCGTATAAATGAAAGTTTTATTATCCATTAAGCCAGAATTCGCAGAAAAAATTTTGGACGGGACTAAGCGATTTGAGTTTCGAAAAGGTATTTTTAAAAATCAAGAGATCAGCATTGTCGTAATCTATGCCACAATGCCGCTTGGTAAAGTCGTTGGTCAGTTCCAGATAGAAACTATCCTTTCTGGAGAGCCAGAGTCTTTATGGAAAGAAACTAAAAAATATGCCGGTATATCAAAACAGTTTTTTGATAGTTACTACTCAGGTAGGGACAAGGCATACGCTATAAAGATCGGCGAAGTCGAACGCTATGAAGAACCTATTCCCATCTCTGACTTAGGCGGAAACATTAAACCGCCACAATCGTATCTCTACTTACCCGCTTAAGTTTTATTACTGACCCGGTCACAACCATGCCGGGTTTTTTTATTGCTCTTTTCTCACCATAGCAGCCGCATCCCGCAATACTCCCTTGTGAATGACGTTTCCCTCTGTCCTGCGCTTAGCCTCCAGGCTATCCACAATCGCATCGCGGCTGATCACTATCCCATTAGCTATCAGACTGACAACTGCACCGCCAATCTCACCCGTGATGAATGCTGCACGGTCTTCTTCCAATTCGTCACGATCCATAACTCACCCTCGTTGATGTTTTTACATCCACAAAATAGAACATAAAACATACTACTCGTGCTAACTCGCACAACGGAGTAAACCTTTTGTTTATATAAATACACTCATTATGTTGACATGCAAATAAACATTGTGTTTAATTACTCCATCAACACAACCACCCAGGCATGGAGCCCACGAAGTAGCCGTCCGGGGCATACGAAGACCGGAATGAGGTGGTGAGATTAACGCGCAGTAGGTTTGAAACGTTCCGCCAGCCCGGCGACAAGGGCAAAGCACAGAGTGAGCTTCGCGGTGGTGAACTGCAGAGTTAAAACGCTCAACCGTGAAGATCAGCGCCGCGGCGCCACCAGCGAAGTTCACTCAGAAAAACTGGAGAACATCATGGTTCATCAGCACTACGGTACACAGACGGTAAACCGCGGCGCAGTTCAGCCTGGAATGCTCGTCAAACACAAAGACTCAACCTGGACGGCATCAGCTAACGCTCGCGGACGTTTGTATCTGCATCGCGGCGTAGAGATGACTTACACCAAGGATTTGCTGGTTGAAGTTTATCTGAACGGTCTGGGGCATGGACTCAGCCACTAGCGGAGGATGTCATGTTAGACAAGAAATGCGGTTATTGCGGCAAGACGGTTAAACCGGAAGAAGTAATAAAAAGCACCCTTCTCTATCGCAACGGCTCATTGCTGGCGCGCAAAGAGAAAGAGTATTGCTCCAAATGTTGCGCTTCGCACGATCAGATGGCCCACGAGTCCTAACGTAAAAACCCGCGCAAGGCGGGCCTGTACGTCCGGTGCTTCCGACCAAAGTTACACCGGAATTTATACAAAACCAAAAACACACCCAATGGGCGCTATCAATGGTCCGGGGATTCTAACACCCAAAAAAGAGGAACTCACATGGAATTCTTTTATGTGGTTAAAGCCACTCAGAAATCCGGAAAGCAAGATGCAGTGGTCTGGTTCACTGCAAAAACTGAGGCTCGCGCCAACCTGATGCTGGATGTTGCTCTGGAAGACGCTGGCATCGAAACGGGCCGTGGTAAGGACTACACCAAACCAATTCGCACTGATTTCCCGGTTGTTGACGGTCTGCCAAAAGAAGGTGAAGTTGATTTCACCTGGTGTGATCGTTACGAACTGGCCGAAGACCAGCGCACCTGGAATGTGAAATTGAAAGCTGATGATGCGGCACAGGAAGAAAACCACCAGACAGATAACAATGTCGTTGATGGTGAAGTCGGTACTGAAGAGCAATCTCAGCAGACAGAGCAACCGAACCTAATCGTCGTTGCCACCCTGCCATTCCGCCAGCGCGTACTGGCTCAGTTCATCGGTGATGGTGAATATCTCTATCACGTAGATGCCGTGCAGAAAAACGAGATTGTCCGCCTTGAGATGGACACCGATGACGCGTACGTCCAGAACCTGCTGCTGGCTGCTGAAAACGTAGAACCATTTAAGAAAGCACAGGAAATCGATATACACAGAGTGGTGAATGACCTCAAAAAGGCATTTCCTAATAATGGTAAAACGCCGGAACTGGGGCTGGTCATCCGCTTTTTTAGAAAATGGTTCGACACCCCTCATATTGATCGTGGCCTGCTTGTAAAAGAATGGTCAACCGGAAACCGCATCAGCAAAGTAGTGTCACCGGAAACAAAAGAGAAAAAAGAAGAGTTGCCTCCAGTTCCGGCAGAACGCTACAAACGCGCCGTTGCTCAAACAGTTTATAACCTGAATGTTGAATCCTGTATTGCCCGTATGTATCCCGACGCGGAACCTGGTTCAGTCACGATCGAACAGTTAAAAGCGGCGAAAAATCTCATCGATTCTCGGGATGATGTGCAGGCAAAAGTCATCAAAGTCATTTCTCATATTAACGACATCCTTGAATACGATGCCCTCTCCATTTTCGGCGTCACTCGCGCTATTGACTGGACTGACTGCCTGAATATCGGTCCTGTAATACTTCGAGATCAGGCGCGTAAGTGGCTAGCAGAGAACGGCATCTATTCCAACGGTAAGAAGTCGAACGGCTATAGCGAATGGGAGGAAGATCCACGCGCGGCTTGCCACTCCGAAACCCAATCTAAGGAAGAAATTGGTAAGCAACTTGCTGCTCAGCGTGGAGAGTTCGTCGAAGGTATCAGCGACCCTGACGATCCGAAATGGGTAAAAACTGAGACAAGCCAGCACTCTACAGAAACAGAACTGGTTAAAAATGTCGGCAACGGAATATTCGACGTTACGGCTTTGCTGCAGAACTCAGCTACTCATGGCACGAAAAAGGCTACGGAGACCACCAGCAATGTGCAGGTTCAAGAAACTGTCAGTGATGAAAAACAGGCTGGTACTGAAGTGCAGTCAGGCAAAAGCAGTATGGAAACTGGTGAAGAATCAGATACCAGCCAGCAAGACGATGTAAACCAGAATACGGATTCTGTCGCCCAAAATAGCGACTCTGTAAACCAAACCGAACCAGAAGCGCAAACTGACGAACCGGCTGTCATGTACCCCGCTTACTTCGAGCCAGGTCGCTATGAGGGTTTGCCGAACGAGGTTTATCACGCAGCGAACGGTATCAGCTCAACCCAGGTGAAAGACGCACGTGTTTCGCTGATGTACTTCAATGCGCGCCACGTAGAGAAAACCATTATCAAAGAACGCTCTTCTGTACTGGATATGGGTAACCTGGTGCATGCGCTGGCGTTACAGCCAGAGCAGCTCGATGAAGAATTTAGCGTTGAACCCGTAATCCCGGAAGGCGCATTTACCACCACGGCAACGATCCGCGCGTTTATTGATGAGTACAACGCCAGCCTGCCAGCGCAACTGAGCGCAGACGATATCAAAGCTTTGCTAGAGGAATACAACGCCACTCTGCCTGCTCAGGTGCCGCTGGGTGGTTCAGCCGAGGAAACCGGTCAGAGCTATATGTCGCTGCCAGAAGAGTACCAGCGTATCGAAGCGGATCAGAAGCAGACCGCTGCGGCGATGAAAGCCTGCATCAAGGAATACAACGCCACTCTGCCTGCTCAGGTGAAAACCAGCGGTAGCCGTGATGCGTTACTCGAGCAACTGGCAATCATCAGTCCTGACCTGGTTGCACAGGAAGCGCAGAAACTGGCACCGCTGAAAGTGTCCGGTACCAAAGCAGATCTGATTCAGGCTGTGAAGTCTGTTAATCCGGAAGCCGTCTTCGCCGACGAGCTGTTGGATGCGTGGCGCGAGAATCCGCATGGGAAAGTGCTGGTAACCCGCCAGCAACTGAGCACTGCACTGAGCATTCAGAAAGCCCTGCTCCAGCACCCGACAGCTGGCAAGCTACTGACACACCCGAGCCGCGCAGTAGAAGTCAGCTACTTTGGCTTCGACGACGAAACCGGTCTGGAAGTCCGTGTGCGCCCGGATCTGGAAATCGACCTGGACGGCTTGCGCATCGGTGCCGACCTGAAAACCATCAGCATGTGGAACGTTAAGCAGGAAGGTCTTCGCGCCAAACTGCACCGAGAAATCATCGATCGTGACTACCACCTGAGCGCGGCTATGTATTGCGAGACCGCAACACTGGACCAGTTCTTCTGGATTTTCGTCAACAAAGACGAGAACTACCATTGGATTGCCATCATCGAGGCCTCCGCCGAACTGCTGGAACTGGGCATGCTCGAGTACCGCAAGGCGATGCGCGCTATCGCTACCGGCTTTGACACTGGCGAATGGCCAGCGCCGATCACCGCTGATTACACCGACGAACTGAACGACTTCGACCTGCGCCGCCTTGAAGCGCTGCGCACTCAGGCATAAGGGGAATGATGATGGAAAAGACCAACTTTGCAGTTGTTGAACATAACGAATCGAACACGATGAATAACACATCCCTGCTTCTGAATATCGACGTCATGGATCGCATGATGAAGCTAGCAGAGGTGATGTCTCAGGGCGTAGCGACAGTACCGAAACATCTACAGGGAAGACCTTCTGATTGCCTGGCAATAATCATGCAGGCCGCTCGTTGGGGTATGGACCCATTTGTTGTAGGACAGAAAACACACCTGGTTAACGGGGCTCTGGGTTATGAAGCACAGCTTTACAACGCTTTAATCACCAGCTCCAAAGTTGTACACGGGCGCTTTAAATACGAGTACGGCGGCGAGTGGGAAAAAATTGTTGGCAAAAAAGACGGGCGTGATGAATCAGGTTTGTTTGTTCGTGTCGGAGCAGTCCTTCGAGGCGAGACAGAGGTGACCTGGGGAGAGCCAATTTACCTTGCTGATATTACTACGCGAAATTCCCCTTTGTGGAAAACCGCACCTAAACAGCAAATAGGTTATTTGGCCGTCAAGTATTGGGCGAGGACTTACTGCCCTGAAGTCACAATGGGGGTTTATGACAGAGAAGATCTGGAACAACGAACAGAGCGCGAAATTAACCCTGCACCAATACAACGAATGAGCGCTGCTGAAATAGCAGGTGACACCGTCACAACCACGCAGAGCGCGCAGGAGTCGTCGGTAAATATCGACTCACTGGCTGATGATTTCCGCGAGCGTATAGATGCCGCACAGGATGTTGATAGCGCCAAAGCGCTGCGCGCTGATATCGAAAGCGCGAAGGTTACGCTGGGTTCAGCCCTGTTCACTGAGCTGAAGAACAAGGCGGTGAAACGTTATTACCTGGTTGATTCACGTAACAAGGTTGAGGCAGCGATCAACTCCCTACCGTCTCCGGACGAACCGGATGCAGCTGAACGGTTTGGGGAAGTTGAGCGAGTTCTTGCAACGGCGAAACGTCATCTGGGCGACGAGCTGCACGATCAGTTCAGTATCACCCTGGCGGATATGAAACCGGAATACGTTGGCTAACTGAGTTGGGAGGGTCCGCCCTCCCACTGAGGAGATGTAATGCGACTAATTAACCGAGCCAATCAGCAGTCTCCGTTAGCGCGTCAGGCATGCGACATCGCGCTGGCCACTCATCACGAACGCTACGGCGACTACGGACGCAGCAAGATGAAGGAAACGTACACGGTGAGAGTTGAAGGTGTGAAGGTCTGGGTGGAGGTAGTGAACCGCAAGGCGAGCTACGTGGCCACGGCGATGACAGGCATGCGCAGATTGCGAGCGCTGCCGGGTCAGGTGAGTTGATATTACTTTTATAAATGGCCCAGTACGGGCCATTGGAGAAAAACGATGGATGATATTTTGCTGACGTCAGACCTGACCAGTCGATACAAAATCTCACGTAAAACCCTTTGGTCATGGCAAAGCACAGAAACTATGCCGCGGGGTTTTGCGAAGCCGTTCCCTGCTCCTGATTTTCCTGGTAACCCAAACCGCTGGAAGTCGGAGTCAGTCAAAGAGTGGGAAGGTGTGAAACAGCCAATTAACTGAATGGCTCACCAATGATACTTTCAAGATGGCTCTGCCAAACGTGGAGCCAGTGTTTTTGGTCATCGATGTAGTCGTGCAGATTGTAGTGAGCCATTACACCGACCATCTGATGACCAAGTAGTTTTTCAATCACATGCGGCGGACAGCCAAGTTCTGAAAGGTTTGTCGCGATCGTTCTTCTCATATCATGGAGAGACCAGGGTTCCATTCCCGCAGCAGACCAAATATACCTTGCGTAATTTGAAGCGACTGGCGGATGTACTGGGACGTCCTTGATTTCACCATCCAGTAAGCGCTGTGAGGTGACTAAGTGTTTTGTGTTAATCTTCTCAAGATGATTTTTGACCACCCCCACCGCAGCATCAGAAAGAGCCCTTCTCATGTGCACTCGCGTTTTGTAACTTCCAGCAGGAACTATCCACTCATTTTCATTCAGTCTAAACCACGACCTTTCGCTTAATCGAATTTCTGCCGTTCTACACCCGGTCAGCATAATAAACTTCACAAGAAATACGGACTCAATCGACATGCGATTTTGCAGCCAGCGATAAATTGCCACCAGTTCACTATCATCCAGACGCCGCGTTCTCTTTTTCGGCTTTTGCCCGACATCAGTGGGTAGCAACCCCTCAAGCGGGTTAGTCGATATAACGCCCCTGTTGATACAGAACCTGAATGAGCGCTTGCACAGTGAAAGCATATAGTGGGCCATTACCCTGCTTTCAATCTGATCAAATACATCTATCCAGTGCATTTTTGTCGAGTTATCGACTTTGACGTTCCGCATCGGTTCGGCGATATGTTTGGCGAATACCAGCTGATAATAATCCGTCTTTGTGAGTTGATTCGCGATGCAGTGTTTCTCGATCCAATAATTGAAGGCTTCAGCCACTGTCATAGAACCTTCGCGAGATAATTTTTCCAGCTTCACTTGCTCGCGAGGATCTAAACCTTCAGTTAGCCACGTTCTGAACTGCTGACGCCTTTCCCTTGCCTGAGCAATGCTCATTGCTGGATAATCACCGACATTGAGTTTTACAGCTTTACCAGCCCATCTGTATCGATAGAAGAAAGAAACTTTTCCAGCCTGGCTGATCCTTGCGTTGAGTCCGTGAGAATCTGAAATGGTTTCGATATCATCGCGCTTCTTGCCAAGGGCCTTCCTGAGCTTTGTGTCAGTGATCATTGAATGGGTACACATTTGGCTTTTGAGTACGCAAAAGTGTACACAAAACTCGCTGCTCTAAGCTACCCGCAATGTAACACTTGTACTCAAAGTGTGATGATTGGAAGGCCGAAAGGCAGGTAATAGAAGGCTTTAGCGTAACAGAACGTTTTTACGCGGAATTCTTTGAAATAGGCCGAATGACAATACAAAAAAGTATTTTAAAAACAAAACGAAAAGCAGACATTGGGCACCGACAGCGGTGCCCTTTTGAGA